CGGCGCGACGACTGGGGAGAGGACGACCCCCGCTACAAGTCCAAGGTGCTCGCCGAGTTCCCGGCCGACCACCCCGACCAGGTGGTGTCGGCCGCCGCCCTGGCGGAGTGCTCGTTCGCCGAGCCGCGGGCCGCGGCCGAGCTGGCGCCCGTCTCGCTCGGCGTCGACGTCGGCGCCGGGTCGGACCTCACCGTCGTCCGCGAGCGGCGCGGCGTGAAGGCCGGCCGCCGGTGGGCGCTGAAGTCGGACGACCCCGAGAAGGCGGCCGCGCTCGTCGTGGACGCGGCGCGCGAGTCCGGCGCCGCGTCGGTCCAGGTCGACGCGAACGGCGTCGGCTGGGCGCTGTGCGGGCTTATCCGCGTCGGCCTGAGGGCGGCCGGGCTGGGCCACGTCACGGTGCACGCGGTCATGGTCGGCGAGGCGTCGTCGCTGCCGCTCGTCTACGGCAACCTGCGGGCCGAGCTGTGGTTCGTCATCGCCCGCGACGGGTCGCGCAGGCGGGAATGGGACCTGTCCGCCATGGGCGACGCGGAGAAGACGCTGGCCGAGCTGAAGCTGCCGCACTGGCGCAAGGACGCCAAGGGCCGGATCTTCATCGAGAGCAAGGACGACATCAGGGCGCGGACTGGCGGGAAGTCGCCCGACGACGCCGACGCGCTGCTGCTGGCGTACTACGTGCCGCGCGACGGGCAGGGCGCGTTCTGGGAGGCCATGACGGCGGGGAAGCTGCGGTAGTGGCCGACAGCAGGAGTGATGCTCCATACTGATGAGCATCAGTTCTGCTTGTCTCTCTAGCCCCCGGAGCCGCCGTGAGCACGCGCCGCCTCAAGGAGCCGGTCCCGCCGTCGGCGGACGTCGCCGAGCGCACGCTGGCCGAGGTCATCGGCGCGGCGGTGGCGCTGCACCAGGCCGAGCTGCTCGGCCCGCTGCTCGAGCGCATCGCGACGATCCAGTACCGGCCCGCCTGCCTCGTCTGCGCGGTCGCCGCCAAGCGCGCCGAGCATGACTACGAGATCGCCGTGGCGAACGCGCTGGCGGCGGCCGAGCCAGAGCCGGAGCCCCCGGCGGTGACGGCGACCGAGTCGTTCACCGAGGGCGCGCGCGGGCCGGTCTGCTGGGCGCACTTCGACCCGGACAAGGACGGCATACTCGACCTGGACGACCACCTCCCGCCGTCGGTCGACTAGCCGTGAAGCAGCCGCCCGACATGCCATGGCCGGTCCTGCCGCCGCTGCCAGAAGGCGCGATCGGCTGGAACATCTACACCGAGTGCGGCACCTTCATCCGCTTCGTTCCCGACGAGGATGCGGTCGGCCGCGAGGCGGCGAAGTTCATCGAGGCAGTCGAAACGCTCACGGCAGGCGCAGGTGAGTAGGCGGTCAGCTCGCAGCCGCCGCGGCGGCGCTGTCGTCAAGGCCGCCCGCCCCGCGCTCCATGGCGTCACCTTCTCGACCGAGCAGGTCGCCGCGATGATGGCCGCCCAGCAGCAGCTGTCCGGCGGGAACATGCGCGCCCAGCCGCTGCCGTCGTCCCCGTACTGGGAGACCGCCCCGTTCGGCCCCGGCCGCCCCCTGCCGCCCGCGCCGATCAACGTCGTCCGCCCCGACACCCAGCGCCCCGAGCCGCGGCTGTGGGAGTTCCCCGTCTCGTGGAACCTCCAGATCGACGACCGGCACCACGTGCCGTGGAAGACGCTGCAGGCCGCCGCCGACATGCCGCTGTTCCGCAAGTGCATCGAGCGGCGCAAGAGCGTCTGCCAGCTCGACTTCACCGTCACCGTCGACCCGAAGGCCGTCGCCCGCGAGGCGCAGGCGTCCAAGCAGGCCAAGACCGACGTCGAGTCGGCGCTGCGCGACCAGTACATGTCCGAGATCAGCCGCGTCACCGACTGGCTGCAGGTCCCCGACCGCAAGAACGACCTCGACTGGGCGGCGTGGACGTCGCTGCTGATGGAGAACCGGCTGAAGTTCGACGCCGCCGTCGTCTACCCGAGGCGCACCTACGGCGGCGACCTGTTCAGCCTCGAGGTCATCGACGGCAAGACCGTCAAGCCGCTGCTCGACGAGTTCGGCGGCCGCCCGCTGCCGCCCTACCCGGCCTACCAGCAGGTCATGTACGGGTTCCCCCGCGGGGAGTTCACCGCCGACTTCGACCCGGACCAGGTCGACCCGCTCACCGGCAGGCCGCGGATCCCGGGCGGCTACCCGGCCGACGTCCTGTACTACAAGCGCAGCATCTACCGCTCCGAGTCGCCGTACGGGATGAGCGCGACGGAGATAGCCCTGTTCGACGGGCTGCTCTGGATGCGGCGCATGGGCTGGATGATGGCCGAGTACACCGAGGGCATGACGCCCCCCGGCCTGCTCGAGACGCCCGAGACGTCGGACTGGAACCCGGCCCAGTGGCAGGACTGGGCGCGGGCCCTCGAGGACCACCTGAGCGGCAACACCGCCGAGCGGCACAAGTGGCCGATGCTGCCGCCGGGCATGAAGCTCGTCCAGAACACGGAAGTCGCCGAGCGGTACAAGGCCGACTACGACATGTTCCTGATCAAGCTGATCGCCGGGGACTTCGGCCTGCCCGCCTCCGAGGTCGGCTTCACCGAGGCGGGCGCGCTCGGCGCGTCGTTCCACGAGGGCGAGGAGGACATCCTCAACCGGCAGACCCGCCGGCCGGACGCCGACTGGCTGTCGGGCTACGCCACGTCCCTGGCCGTCCGCGAGCTCGGCATGCCGTCGGTGCTGCGCGTGCAGATCCTCGGCCTGGAGAGCGAGGACGAGGCGGCGGCCGACGCGGTGGCGCAGGAGCAGGTGGGGAACGCGCGGGCCACCCTGAACGAGGACCGTGCGCGCCGCGGCCTGCCGCCGTACGACTTCGCCGAGGCCGACATGCCGATGCTGATGACGGCGCGCGGCCTGGTGTTCCTCGAGGGCGCGTCTACGCAGGCGCCGCCCGGCACGCTGGTCACCCCGGCGCAGGCGCCGCCTACGGGGGCGCCGGGCGCCGCGCCGGGCGGGCAGCAGGGCGCCCGGGAGCCGGACGAGGACGACGAGCAGGACGAGGACGGCCCGGCTGCGAAGACCGCCGAGCTCGCCGCGCTGCGGAAGTGGACGGCGAGGCACCCGAAGCCGTCGCGCCCGTTCGCGTGCAAGGCGCTGACGGCCGCCGACGCGCCCGAGCTGGCCGCCGACCCGCGCGTGGTGTTCAAGGCGGATGATGCGGGCCCAAAAGCGCTAAGCGCGACTGGCCGGGCTGGCAGCGGGACCGGGAGCTGGTGAGCGTGTACGCGACCCAGGTCCGCGAGGCGCTCGCCGGGTCGGTCGACGCCCAGAAGCTGGCCGAGGCGTGGCAGGCCCTGCACCCGAAGGACGTGACCAAGGGCGTCATCCCGCCCGCGCTGGCGGCGTTCGTCGGCCGCGCCCGGCAGGCGATCGAGAACGCGCTCAGGGCCGTGCTGACGCGGCTGTCGACGGAGGCGTGGGTGCTGGGCAACCGGTCCGCCCTCGCGGCCGTCCACGACCTCGCCGACGTCGACTGGGGCGGCTGGACGCCGGGCGACTACGCGGCCGCCGAGCAGATCGCCGGGCCCGGCCTGAGGCAGCTGCTCGACGAGCAGGGCATCCGGATCAAGTCGATCGCGAGCAGCCGCCTCGAGGAGCTGTCGCAGGTGCTCGAGGACACACTGCGGTCGAACGAGATCACCCGCCAGCCGGGCACGACGCCGCTGCCGCCGTTCCTGTCTGTAGGCGACCTCGCGCAGCGGCTCAAGTCGGTGCTGGACAACCCGGGCAACGCCGAGCTCGTCGCCCAGGCGGAGATCGGCAGGGCGCAGGCGGCGGCGGCCAGGCAGGTGTACGCGGAGACCGGCCGGACGATGGAGGACATCAGCACGGCGGAAGACGATCACGTCTGCGCGGTCTGCGAGGCGGCGCAGAAGGCGAACCCGCACCCGCTCGGCTCAGTCAACGTGCCGCTGCATCCTCGCTGCCGGTGCGTCCCGCTCCCTGTTTTGGTGCCCGGTCAGGCGCCGCCGGCCGACGAGCCCGCGCCGAACGGGCAGTGGCCGCTGTCGCGGGTCGGCGCGCTGCAGTCCGGCAACGAGCCGGGCATGACC